GAATTTGGTAAAAGATGATTTAGCAGATGTAGCTTACTTCGTAAAAGAACTACAAGATAGTTAGAGCAAAGAATAGTTAATTTAAAATATTTATAACAAGTATTTATTAGGTTGAGAAAATGCCAGCAGTTGCAGCGATACCATTAGCAGGAAAATTACTTCCTTTTCTTTTAAAAGCAGGTAGTGCCGCTAAATTACCGATGCTATTAAGAACTGCAGGTGTTGTTGGGGGTGCTGCACCAGGTTTGATGAGAGGCGATCTAGGAAGTGCAATTACAGGAGGAGCACTTGGTGGTATCACCACCCTCGGTTTAGGTGGTACAGTTGGAAAGCTCGGTACAGGAGCAGCTGGACTTGCTGCTAAAGGTGTGGGTGCTTCAGGTTTAGGAGCGATGAAAGGATTAGGAATTGGTGGTAATTTAGCAGCACAAGAACTTGCAGCAGCTGCAGTAAAAGCTGGAATTCCTGTAGCAGCAGGTTTAGGTATTGGTAGATTAGCTGGAGGTGGTTTAGGAGGAGGAGCTGGTAATCTTGGTCGAGGTGCAGCGAGTTTAGCAGGATATGGAACAGTAGGAGGAGAAGGTATGGCAGCTGGCGGAACTCCATTACCTCTAGGAATGACTCAGTATGGAGGAATTGCTCCATTAGGTGATCCTTTAGGTGTTTTAAATCCTTTAGGTTTAGATGCAGGTAGAAGAATAAGATCTATTAAAGATGCTGAAACTCTTAGGGATGCTCAAAATATACTTCTTCCAACAGTTAGGAAATATGCTGAACAGGCTAAGAGAGATGAGTTTACTAGAGATATGGCTGGAGCTGGAATAAAACAGAATATCCTTACAAATGCAGCCTTAACAGAAAATATGCAGAGAGCTGCTCTTAACATGGGCTTAACTACTGCACAGCAGGCTGGTAATGCCTTAACTGCTCGATACAATTATTAAGTATGTCAGGAACATCAAATAACACTGATCTGTTTCTTAATTTACTAGAAAGTGAAAAAGCTAGTAATTTAACTGAAGCTAAGAAAAAGCTGAAAAAAAGATTTGCATCTGAAATACCTAATACTGTCTTCGAATATATGGAGAAGTATGATATTCCTTATAATCAAGCAGTTAATGAATTAACGAATAAAGATGTACAATTAGGTCAATTAACATCCAACATAGATTTTACTAGTGGACTCCCTGGAGTAACAGCAGCATCATATGATTCTCTCGGAACTGGAAGTGAACAATTAAAGGTATTACCGAATGGAAAAGTAGTTGCAGCAAATGCACCTACAGGTCTTGAGTCATTTGGAGCTGGATTAATGGATATATTTACTTTAGGCTTCGGAGATTTTGATCGACAAGGAGGCTTGATTGGTGGTCAGACAACTGGTCTTGGATACAATATTGACAAAGGATTGGCATCTGGTAGATATAATCAAACTATTAGACCTGAAGGTGTAGAAAAATTATTAGATTTAAAAGTTAAAAAGGAATTACCTAATGTCAAAATTAGTCCTCTTGGAGAATTACTGGATGATGGATCTAGTTCTTCATCTGGAACTAAAGACGGTAATAAAACTACATTAGAAAAATATCAAGATTTTCAACAAAAACAAAAAGATTTTGAAAGAAAAAATCGTCGTAGGGACACGATAGAAGCGACTGCCGCATCACTGTTAACAGTCCCTATTCAGACTAGACTCCTAGAGGATGCTGCTAAGAAAAGGTTAGAACTAGATAAGGCAATGTTAGGTGCTAAAGAAATGATGCCATCTAATATTCAAAATATCTCGGCATCAAAACAAGCACAGAGAAGTTTGGCATCTTCTGCTTTTGCTGAAGAGCTTAGAGCAGTTAAAGATCAGCAGGAGGCTGCGAGTAGATTTGCAGGTCTTGGATTGGATCGTCCATTTGGACAGCCTAATCCTTTAATCACCTAGAAGTTTGGTTAATTTAAACTTAAAGAGTATCAAAAAGTAAAAACTCATGGGTCGTAAGTCTCCTCCACCACCAACAGTAATATATCCACCACCATCTCCTGCTCCTGCTCCAACAACGCAGGTTCCAACTCAGGCTCTTTCTAGCCAAACTGCTTTAAATGAAGTTAGTGGAAAGCAATCAAGACTGAATATGGAGTTAGGTGCTCAGTTAGATAGAACTAATGCAGAGTTCTTCACTGGTCAAGATATTCGACGTGGACAGGCTGCTGGTGCAGAAAGTAGGTTAACTATTGCTAAAACAGGCGAGGAAAATCGTGCTCAGACAAGAGTTCAAGGAGCGGAAAATCGTGCTCTGACTCAAGAAACTGGTCTTCAGTATAGAAGAGGACTAGAGACAGCAGGAGAGCAAGATAGAGCGTTGACAAGAGAGACAGGAAAGGAAACTCGAACAACAGACTTGCAAAAAGAGATGTTCCGTCGCTATAAAGAGAATAGAGATTACGATCAGGCTCAAAGCCAATACAGAACATGAAGAAATGGATTCAGACTTTATCTAACAAAGATCGTGAATCCTTTCTTGAATTTTGTAAAAAAGCATCAAGTCCAATACAAATATATTTATTTTCCCGTTTTTTAGGTTTTCAAGGGACAGTTGTGGAATGCAACGAATGGTCTACGAAAGAATTTAAAAAACGGAATTTTAATGTAGTTTTGGAGTCGGAGATAGATAATATGCAGATTGATATAAATAAGCTGCGTGATGCAATTGATATGGGAATCGTAAAGCAAGATATGGGTGCGGCAAGAATAGCGATGCTTCAAAAGGAACTACGTGGAGCTATAAAACAAATAGAAGATAAAAAGATTTTACAAGATAAGCAAGGTTTGATTTTAGCTGGTGCTGATAGAGCATTACGTGAGATGTTATCTATCTTCAGAGATGATCCTATTGAAGGACCTTTACAGGAAGCGTCGATGGGAGTTTGGACAAAAATTCTTCAGGAAGAATCTTAAGCAAAAGTACGCTAAGCTACATTCATGGCAGGTACAAGTATTTACAGCGTCTATAGACGTACAGCTAGGGCAGCTGCGAAACAACAGGTAGTTAAGAAAACTTCCAATGTAGATATTGAAAAGGCTAGAAAAGACTTTGCATATTTTTGTGATGTTGTAGGGGGAAAGCCTCCAGCTGCACACCACCTTGAGTGGCATAAGTATCTTTGTACAGGAGATGATAGCGTTTGTTTAAAAAGTATTGCTGGTCCGAATATAGATATCCTTGCTCCAAGAGGATCTGCTAAATCTACCGTATTAGGTTTATATACGGCATGGGCTATTGGCATCCATGCTTTAAACAAAATGCCTTTAAAAATTTTATATATTTCCTATACAGTTGATGTAGCTAGACCGAAGAGTGCGGCAATAAAAAGAATAATTGATGAAAGTAAAATATATAAAGAAATTTTCCCTATGGTAAAAATTGCTAAGGGAATAAACTCAAATGAATACTGGAGTATTGATTGGAAGTTCGCAGGAATAAAATCTACTGGTGAAGAGGAGTTTAGTGTTTGCTGTGCAGGATTAAAAGGTGCTGTTACTTCTAAAAGATCACATCTCTGCATAATTGATGACGCAATAAAAAGTGCTGATGATATTAAAAATAAAGATATTCGCCAGGCTATGGAAGATAACTGGAATGCTGTTATTGTTCCTACGATGTTTGAAGGTGCAAGAGCCATTTGTTTAGGAACTAGATTTAGACATGACGATATACATAGTAGTACTTTTCTTCCTGCCAATGGTTGGAAACAAATCGTCCAATCTGCAATAACTGTAGATAAGGAAGGCGAAGAGATATCATACTGGCCTGATATGTGGTCTTTAGATTATTTAAGTCAAAGAAGAAGAATAGCTCCAATAGCTTTTAGTTTTCAATATCAAAATCAAGTTGTACAAACTAGTGAATTATCTTTGTCTCCAGATTTAGTTGTTAAAGGAACAATAGCTACAGATTTTGATGCTTTAGGAGTTGGGGTTGATTTATCTGCAGGAGTTAGAGAAAGAAATGATTACACCGTTTTTGTTATGGGTGGAAGAGTAAAAGATAAGATTCATATTATTGATTGTAAAAGAGTTAGGGTGATGGGAAATTTAGAAAAATTAGAACTTTTAATGGAAATGATGGAAGAGTGGGGAGTAATTATGAAAGATGGTAAAAATTATTTTCCTACAGGAACTTCTTTACATGTATGGTCTGAAGCGGTTGCTTATCAGGCATCTTTAGAGGCAGACTTTAAAAGGATATGCCAAACAGAACAAGGTTTATATAATTTAATATGGCATCCAGTAAAAGGATTTCGTGGTGATAAAGTTGCAAGATTTCGAGGAATAATGGGACTTTTCGAACAGAGAAAAATTACTTTTAATAAATATAGAAAGTTTGGAGCATTGACTGATGAGATTATAAATTTTGGAGTTAGCTCACATGATGATTGCGTAGACGCTCTAGTTTGGCTATGTAATGGGTTAATGACTCGTGGAAAACTTGAGTTAGAGTATTGACCAATTAAACTATTACTATTAACAATGCCAGAACCGACTTTTTACAAACTTGAACTTGAGCAAGATGCTTATGGTTCAGCTGTAATTTCCTTCCCTGATGAGCTATGTCATGACATGGCACTTCAACCAAATGAAAGGTTTGATGTTGAAGTTGATGGGGATGTAATTACGATGAAGCGTTTACATGCTGGTTATGTCATTGACCAATAGCAAAAGGATCTAATTAATGGAGAGTAATAGTAAAGCTGTTCTTGATGAAATGATTAAATCCGTCATAAGTCGTGACGGTAAAGGATCAGCTGATACGATGCTGGTCAGTTCCCACTTAGCCCAAATGAAAATGTTTGGTATAAGACAGGGAGTCGAATTTTATCCTCAGCAAGATAATTTTGGAACACAAAGATTTGATTTCATTCAACAAGTTATAAAATTTAACCAGTTAGATGCAAGACTGGATGCAATATGGGATAGGTTTTTAGCTTATGGAAAAGGACTCTTTTATATAAGACCAACAAAAAAATCTTATAGAATTTATTGGTTTAATAAGGATTCTTATAGAACATATTATTCTCCAGACGGAGAACTTGAAGAAGTAGTAATTATTTATCCATATAAGGTTAAATCTTCTAAAGGTTTCTCTGGAGTTGGTTTAAATACAGATAAAAGATATATGAGATTAAAAATTACTGCTACGGAGATAGAAGAATATCATTCAGAACAAGAGATAAAGTTTGATCAAGAAAGTACAAATTTTGCGACTTTTGATAAAAAAGTTGTAGAAAATACTATGGAATTTATTCCATGTGTTGAAGTATTTAATAATCCAGATGCATTTGGAACTGATGGTTCAGGGGAATTTGATTTCATTGCTAATCAAATTACTGCCCATGACGAAATGGTTAAAAATATAAGAGCGAATTTATCATTCTTTGGTAACCCAACTCTTTTATCATCTAGACCAAAACAAGACATTGTAGAAAGCGATTCCGAAACAGCACAAAGACCAAGTATATCTAGTCAATCAGGGTTCGCTTCGAATGTTGATTTATTTAGTTCTACTTATAAACAAGATCCAATAACAAGACAACAGCCAGGTTATGCAGGAAGACCAGGTAGTGGAATGAGAGTTCCTAGAGTCATTGCTAATTTAGAACCATCTGACAGGGTAGGATTCATAACTCCAAATGCTGTTAGTTCTGATCAAGCTAGATTTTCGGAACAGCTGAGAAGTGAGATCCGATTAGCTCTTGGGGGTATAGATGATTTAAGTATTACCAACGTAACAGCTACAGAAATTAAATCTGCTTACGGGCGAGTAAGTGCTACTGCTAAGAAGAAATGTTTACAAATTTATCAATATGGAGTTTGTAAACATT